CACCACCCATCGATTTTGATTCAATTAAAACTTTATTTAACTCTATTTGTACGACACTACCTAAAATAAAAGGAGTGACAGAAAAAAGGAAAAAAACTTTAAGAACGTGGATAAAACAAGAATCAGAAATTGACTTTGTAGAATTTTTCAACATAGTTAATGATTCTGATTTCTTAAGTGGGAGAAATGGAGTTTGGTCAGGGTGTAGCTTTGACTGGATTCTAAAACCTGAGAATAGGATAAAAATCCTAGAAGGTAATTATAAAAATAAAGGAGATGATAAGAGTGATCTCGAAAAAGAACTTGGATGGTAATGTATTACAAACAATATCAAGTGAAAAATGTGAAATTTGTGGGCTCAATATAAAAATAAACAAAGTAATGATTTTTGGAGAAGAAAAATCATTCAAACAAAAGTGTAATTGTGAAATTGAAAAACAAAAGAAAAAAGAAAAAGAAATTGAAGCAAGACAGAAACAAAATAGACTCAATCAATTGTTTAGATCAAGTCTATTGGGTAAAAAACTTCTTGAAGCCGACTTCGACAAGTTATCAATAACTAAATATAACAAAGAAATTATAACAGAATATAAAAATATTGTAAATTGTTTCGACAAATATAGTCATGTTTCATATTTGTTGAAATCTCATCCCGGTACAGGCAAAAGCTATATGACAGCGTGTTTAATTAATGATTTGATTAAACAATATATCGATTGTGTGTATGTTATAGTGCCTGATTTAATCGCATATATAAAAGATACCTACAATAAAAACAATATAAATACAGAAGAAAATTTTATATATACATTAAATAATTGTAGTTCTTTGGTTTTAGATGACTTAGGAGCTGAAAACACAACAGAAACAGCAAAAGAAAAATTATTTAGAATTATTAACAATAGATATAACAGTAATAAATTTACTATTTTCATCACAAATGAAACAAGCAAAAATTTACAAGAAAGATTAGGAGAAAGAACATTGTCTAGAATACTAGGCATGACAAGAGGAAATGTATATAAATTAGATAAAGAGATAGATTGGAGGAAATCAAAATGATAATAACTCAAGAAAATAGAATATATGTTGAATCAGGATATCTAATTGATTCCAAACTTGCAAGAAATTGAAGGGGGAGTATTAAACAATGAATAATCTTAAACAGATGTTAAGTGATATATATGGTTGCACTTTTGATAAAGAAGTGGAATTGATAAAAGCAGATGGTAAGAGTTACAAGTCTATTTGTGAGAATTATCTTCATAATTATTCTGAAAAGATAGAAAGTATTAGACTTACGAAGACTTGGTTGAAAAAGAATATGGCCTGGTCAACAAGTCGATATAATATTTATAGAAAATCAAATGTCATTAATAAAATTTCATTGGCAAATGAAAGTGTAGATGATTGTCTTATAAGTTTTTATAGTGGTTGTTACAGCCAAAAATCAATTGATTTGAAGGTAAGTACTAAAGTAAGCAGTGATATTACATTTTATAAATTTGGGACTGAAAAATTTATATTTTTAGGCATATCAGAGGATTATCCAGAGTCATCAAGTGTAAAAATATTTAAAGTTGCAAAAAATAAAAAGTAGATAATGAGAACGATTGGAGGAAATCATGATTATAACAGCGGAAAATAGAATATATGTTGAATCAGGATATCTAATAGACTCTAAATTAGCATGTATGCTAATAATAAATTTGAAACTTAAGAAAATAAAACTAAGCAAAGATAAAGTAACAGAACAAATAAAAGAATACTGGAATAAAAAATATAAAAGTAGCATAAGTATTGAAAAAGTCGAAAATAAAGCACTAAAGAGGGAAAATAGATATATTTTATACTTTGAAAATAATCAGGCAAAAGTAGTAAATTTGCTTGATTATGAAGGTGATGAAGAAGAAAAAAAAGATAAGTTTGAAAATAAATTAAATAACTTAAAGGAGTTGGGAATGCTATGCTAGAAAAAACACTTAAAATAATAAATCGTTGCAAAAATGGCATTGAGATTATAAAAAAAGAGCCTAACACAGAAAAAATAAAAGCTTATAAAAATATAATCATTAATTTACTTGAAGAAGTTGAAGTATATGCATTATTGTTGATAGATACATATACAAAGATATCTTTGTATAAAGTATTAAAAGATATTAATCATAGTAATATAGATAAATCAATTAAAAAAATAGAAGAATTAATAAAAAGTAATGATAATCCTATTGATATTAAAAATAAATTGGCTGGAGGGATTATATGCAACAAGTAAGCTTTTATATTGATACTTTAAAAGACAAAGTAAAAAAAGCGATTGAAAGAATTAAAATATTTGAACAAAGCGCTTTAAGCTACTGTAATGATGGTTACTATCTTGCTTATTCAGGTGGTAAGGATTCTGATGTAATTTTAAAACTCACAGAAATGGCAGGCGTTGAATTTAAAGCGTACTATAATCTTACAACGGTTGACCCTCCTGAACTTGTGCGGAGAGTGAAGAGAGATACAAGAATAAAAATAAGTTATCCAGGGACAACTATGTGGAAGCTTATTGTTAAAAAGAAAATGCCACCGACGCGAATTGTAAGATATTGCTGTAGTGAATTAAAAGAACGTGGCGGAGATGGGAAATTTGTAATTACTGGTGTAAGGTGGCAAGAGTCGGACAAAAGGAGAAAAAACAGAAGTACTATCGAACTAAATAGTTACAGAAAGTATACAAACAAGCTGAATGACAACACAGAAGCAAGAAAAATGATTGAAAAATGTGAAATGAGAAGTAAACATATATTAAATCCTGTCATAGATTGGTCTTTTGATGACATATGGAATTTTATAAATGAATATGCTATAGATTATTGTGAACTGTATGATGAAGGATTTAAAAGACTCGGGTGCATAGGTTGCCCAATGCAGGGGAAAAATGTAATAAGGGGATTTGAAAGATATCCAAAATACAAGGATATGTACATAAATGCTTTTACAAAGATGATAAAGAAAAGAATAGATGATGGATTGAAAACAGAGTGGGAAACTGGCGAGGAAGTGTTTAATTGGTGGGTAAATAGTGATGAAAGAGCAAAGGAAAAAAAAATAACAAAACTTATATATGAAAATCAAGTAAGTATATTTTAAAAAAACTAATTTTATGTTGCATATTGAATCAAATATGAAAATAAAGTTTTAATATGCAACATAATTTTAATTTTAAATGCACTAGCATTTAAAATAACAAAGATTATATGTCAAGATATAAATTTATAAGTCTGAAAATGAACACGCTTAAAATTAAACGAGAGGACGGTTAAAATGATGAGTAAATTTGGAAAAGTTGTAAGATACAGACTAATATATGCAAATTTGAACTTAGATTTGTATAAAAATGATTATAAAAAATATAGAACTTTTTAAAGGATACAAAGTAAAAAAAATTGAAAAAGCAACTAAAAAAGGAACAAGAATTATTTTTGAGAAATTGGAAGATGATAAGTTTGATTTTGAAATGAAAAAAATTAGAAATTATCTAGGAGTTGATCACGTGAATAAAATCGACAAATAAATAAAAAAAATGATAAAATACAATATATTACAACATATATTGTATTTTTTTGCGAGGTGAATTATGAAAAAAACAACAACAAAACAAAGAATTATATATATTTTAAAAACTTATTTGCAAACGTTAGCAAATATAGAGATTTCAAAAATGAATATTGAGTTCTATACAAAAGAACTCAATAAGGTTAGAGCTGGGGGAGTAACCTTGGTAGAATATGACGAAATATTCTATATGCGAAAAAACCTTTTTGACTATATGTACTTTTCTGATGTAGAAAAAGAAGTTCTAAAGAATGAGAGTGTAAAATATGCAGATGAAAAGAATCTACAAGAGAAAATATATCATGAAAGAGGGTTATTTGACCATTATAATGCCATAGTGGATTTAGTTGAAACGTCACTTAAAACATTGACCAAAAAAGAAAAATTTATTATTGAAATAAAGTATTTAAGTGACATAAGTTATAAATGGGAAGATATTACGAAAAACTTTAACAGGCATTTCAAGACAGAAGTTTCTAAAGATTACCTTTTGAATGAGTTACATCACAAAATAATTGAAAAATTGGAAAAAACTATGGGGAATTGTTATATTATAAACTTAATCTTTTAGTTATTGACTATTTAACGGTATCGCTTATAATTGAAATGAGGAGGTAATAAATATGAATGTAATAGACAAAGTGGTTACTGTAAATGAAGCAGCTAATATACTGGGGAAAGGTGAAAGTACAGTAAGGAGACTGTGTGCAAAAAACCAAATCCCAAAAAAATTTTATAAAAAGGTCGGAAAAACATATATTCTTGACAAAGAATGGCTATACAACGAATTATCCAAGGAATTGAAAAAAGCCGAATAGGCTTTATTTTTTTGTCCTTTTAGCTTAATAATATTGTTATTGTATAAGCGTTATCGCTATGATAGTATTGAATCATAGTAATAACGCTATACAGATGAAAAAATTTATTGAAATATAATTATATCAAGAAATGCAAAAAAAATCAATGGAGGTAAAATTATGGTAATTGACAAAGAAACGTTATTTGAAAATGAATTGAATAAAAAAATTAATTTTTACACAACTAAAGCACTAACAGATAGTGAAATTGATGAGTTGATCGAGGAACACGAAGCGCAAAACCTAATATTTATAGGTTATGAAGGTGATGAGATTTACAGTAATGACATAGTAAGAAAATACAAAATAATTGGAGAAGATAACGAACCATTACCGTTTTAATTAAGAGAGAGATTTCTCTCTCTCTCAAAAAAAATATCTGGAAAAATTTTTGTCTAAGGAGATGATACCATGGAAAACAATATAATGCAATTATTACAAAAACCCTTCATGCCAAACGAACTAGAATGGCGAGTTGGAGCGACAACAAAAGATAAAACTAAAGGGATAGCACTTGTTTACGTAACCAATAGAGCAATACAAAATAGGCTAGATAAAGTTTTTGGATGTTTTAGCTGGAAAAATGAGTTTAGAATATGGAAAAACGGTCAACTATGCGGAATAAGTGTAAAGAATGAAAACGAATGGATAACAAAATGGGACGGAGCGGATGATACAGAATTTGAATCATTGAAAGGAGGACTTAGTGACAGCATGAAAAGAGCCGCGTATCAGTGGGGAATTGGAAGATATTTATATTCATTACCTACAAAATGGGTTAAGATAAAACAAGTTGGAAAGTCTTATAAAATTGACATGACAAAAGAACAATTAGAAAAATTAATACCAACTGAATTTTTGCCAAATGAATATAAAATTACTCAAGAACATATAAAAAAAATAATGACACTTGCACATTCTTGTAATTTTACGGATGACGATATAAAAAAATGGATAAAAATTAAATTTAGTAAAAAATCTAAAAAAGATTTAAATTTAATTGAATATGAAACTTTGGTTAATGAATTATCCAAACATAAAAAAGAGGCTGTTTAAACAGTCTCTTACAAAAAAAAGAGGGAAATATTGTGAAAATATGAAACTAACTATAAAATAATAAAATAACAATGGAGAAAGGAGTATTTATGAAATATATAGTTGATTATAAGGAAAAATTTGAAAATACATTTGAAATATCATTTGATGATTATTTATATGTTTTGAAAAATACGGTAAAAAAAATCGAATGGGGAGGATATTAAATGAGGAAATGTAAAAATTGTGGTGGAATAATAATAGATAAAATTTAAAATATTTTTAAAATTTAAGAGCTAAAATAGCTCTTTTTTATGCAAAAAATAAAGCATTTGTTTTAAATTGCAAAAAAATTTGTTGACAATTGAAAAATTTGAATCTTATAATAAAAGGTATAAGTTGGTGATCGATATGAATTCAAGAAAGTTAAAGTCAAAATCTAAAACTAAAGACTCCTCCCAGGAGTCATTTTTTTTGCAAAAAAAAGGGCTTTTTGGAAAATGTAAATTTTGCGGTGAAGAAGCTAAATCATGGTCTTTATACTGTGGGAATTGCAAAAATTATAAATTAGAGGCGTGATAAAATGAATAAATTTGGTAAATTGAATGAACGACAAGTAAAGTTTTGTGAATATTATGTAAAAAATTTAAATGCTAGCTTGTCCGCGAAATTAGCGGGATATAGTGAAAAATCAGCAAGGACAATAGGTCCTGAATTACTAAAAAAAGGGAATATAAAGCAAAGGATAAAGAATCTACAAGGCTTTAGACGAATAGACGTTAGAGATCATATAACATTTAATGATATTTTGCTATATCATTTGAAAGTAGCAACAGCAAATCTAGGGGACTATATGGAATTTGGAAGTAATCACAATGGACAATCACACGTAAAGTTGAAAAATAGTAACAAAGTAGATCTAACAGCGTTAGAGAGCGTGACAGAAGGAAAGGATGGAATTAAAATAAAACTTGTAGATAAAAAACAGTCTCTTGAATTTTTGAATAAATATTTAGATCAATTTAAATTAAATCATGCAAATTTCAAAAATATAGAAAATATAGAAGACATAAAGGATTACTTAAATAATCTTTTGAAAAATAGTGCAGAAACATCAAACCAAGGCATAAGTAATCAAATCGCTATAACATCAAAAATATTAGATTGCTTAAAATCTAACAATGATCAAAAATTAGAAGAAATTGAAAGAATATTGAAAGAGATAACAGAAGATGAAAAAAGTTAATGTTCTTCTAGACAAAGCATTACAACTAAAAAAACTCAATCAAAATACAATTCAAAAAAATACAAAAAAAATTGATGATATAGAATTCTTGAAAAAATATATATGGATAATAAATAAAAAAAAAGAAAGACAAAGATTAACATTAAACAATATTCAGTTAAAAATCGAGGCAAAAATAAAAGAATTAAGGGCAAATGATATACCTCCTCGGATTATTATCTTAAAAGCACGACAAGAGGGAGTAACGACATACAGTCAAGGGAAAATGATGTCTCAATGTGTGCAAAATAAAGACATGAATTGCTTAATTGTATCACATCAACAAGATTCTACTAATGCGATTTTTTCCAAGACAAAGTTTATGTATAATAATCTTGATAACAGTGTAAAACCGTTGCAAAAAGCTAGTAATGCAAGAGAGCTTATATTTGACGTACCTAGAAACTATAAAAAAAACGATAAAGGGCTAAATAGTAAAATAGTTGTTAAAATCGCTGGAAAAGAGTCCATAGGAAGATCAGATACATATAGTTTTGTCCATCTATCAGAGTTTGCGTTTTGGTCAGGTAGAGACGATAATAGCCCGCAGCACCAGTTATCGGCAATAATGCAAGCATTACCAAGAAATTTGGATTCGTTGGCAATTATTGAGAGTACAGCGAAGGGATTTAATGACTTTAAAGATGTATGGGATAAAGCCGTTGCAGGAGAAAATGGATGGTATCCTTTATTTTTCCCGTGGTTTGACGACCCTGATTATCGTATCCCAGTAACAGAACCAAATTTCGAAGACACTTTAGACGATTATGAAAAAAAAATAAGAAAAGAATTTAATTTAGATTTAGATCAAATAAATTGGTATCGATATACAAAAAAAACAGATTGTAATAATGATTATGACAGCATGAAGCAAGAAAATCCGAGTTTTCCAGAAGAAGCATTCATTTTTTCAGGGACTCCAGTTTTTGACAATAACTTGATAATGAACAGAATAAATTATTTGAAAAATTACTATAAAAAAAATCCTTATATTTCTGGGGAATTTAAATATTACAAAATTTTTGAGGAAGAAACAATAAATGTATCTATTACAAAATTTAGAATAAAAGATAAAGAAGATAAAAACTTTTATATAAGAATATATGAAAAACCAATATTAGGTTATCCATACACGATTGGTGCAGATACAAAGGGAGAAGGAAGAGACTTTTTTACTGCAACGGTTTGCAATTGTATAACAGGCAATACAGTTGCAGTGTTAAAAAGCAGCTTAAGTAATAGTGTTGAGTTTACAATGCAGTTATATTGCTTAGGTATGTACTACAACGGAGCTCTAATCGGAGTAGAAATAAACTTTAACACAAGTCCAATTGAGAGACTTGTTGATTTAAGATACTTTTCAATGTATCAAAGAGAGAGAAAAGACGATTTTACGGGGAAATTACAACCTAAATGGGGATGGAAAACAGATAAAATTACTAGACCATTAATGATTGACAATCATATAGCTTTTGTAGATGAGCATATAGAGTGTTTTTTTGATATAGAAACACTTCGAGAGATGTTGACATTCGTAAAAGATGAAAATGGTAAACCTGACGCCCAGAGCGGGTATCACGATGATCTATTGTTTTCTCATATGATTTCTAGAGAGATACAGTCTCAAAAAGTTAAAAGAATAGACGTAGACACGAATAAAAGACTAGAAAATATTGAGTTTTCGAGGGAAAATGTTAAAGATGATTCTTTCTCAAAATGTTTAATAAATAAAATAGAAGAAATTAACAATAAATATGGAGAATAATATGAAAAGATTTGAAATAAAGTTTCAGAAAATAATAAAAGAATTCATGTTAATGATTTTAGAAGAAGATGACATAAATAAAGTGGTGCAAGTAGGAATAAGAAAAGATGAATTAAGCAAGATTATGAAAATTACTGCATTTAGAATAAAAGATATAAAAAACGACCTTGTAAACTGGGTAGAGGAACCACCATTAGATAAGTACAGAATTAAATTATCTTTCAAGCCATCACCATTCGAGATTTACACTAAAGCACTAGATTATATTTCTATGTGCAAAGAATATACATTTCTACAAGATTTTAAAAGAATATTAGATATGATATCTGAAAAGTTCAATGTAACAATGTTTCATTCGATGTCAGATGCAGAAAATGAAGAATACATGAGAGAAAATTTCAAGGATTATGGAGAAAAAAAGAAATTGAACTCGTTTTTTCAATAAAAATAAAAAATAATGTAATTTAATAAATAATTATGATATAATCTTGTAATAAAAAAATGATAGGAACAAGTGAAAAATGGATGAACATATATTAAAACATGAAGATGTAGAGATTAATCTGAAAAGATATGAAGTAAAGAAAAATGGAAAATTTGTAGATATGGCTTATGCTGAATTTTCTGTATTGGTAATGTTAATAGAAAATAAAGATAAAGTTGTTTCTAGAAAAGAAATCTTGACGAAAATATGGGACATTGACGACAATTCGAGTATGAGAATTGTTGATGTTGTTATATCAAGATTGAGAAAAAAAGGATTTGAAAATTTAATAAAGACTAGAAGGAAAGTAGGTTATTATGTTTGAATACTTTAGCTTTGTCAATTGAAGAAGTAAAAAAAGAGAATAATTGTGTAAAAATAAATAAAGATAGTATAAAGAAGATTCAAGATTATGCAAACAAGATAGTTGACATATCAAATACAATTAAATTTAATGACGAATGGGATGATTAAAAAAGATGTAGTTAATAATAAAAAAAAGAAAAGGGAATTTATGGATAATATAGATTTTGTAATAGATTGGATAATAAATATAATATTATGTTTTATAATGATAATATTTACTATAGTGACAGCAAATGTTTTTGCTGCTATACTTCAATCCATGTTAGAGGCAATAAAAAAAATAAGGAAAAGTAAAAGGAAAAGGAAAAGGAAAGAAAATGTTGAAATAAATGAAAGATACAATACTTTAAAGCAAATAGAGCAAAAAATAGAAAACGATGGTAAAATAATTAAAATGTATAAAAATGATAAATAATAAATTTAAAATAGATACTTTATCAAAAAGAGAAAGAGATTGTTTATACACTTTTAAAAACTATTTGTTTTTCATTCCATCCAAAAGAATTTGACATAATTTGAAAATAGGAAGGATTGAATCTTGCATGAAATGCGATTCTTGTAAAGAAGAAGTACCATTAGTAGTTTTGGTTGGAGATACCAAAGCTCAATATTGTATTGAGTGTTATAATGTGTTAATTAATTTTATTAATCAAATAAGTCCACAAAAAGTTATAGATGATTCTATATTGATAGAAATGTTTGAAATTTAAAATTATGTTTTTTACAGTTTAAGTAAGATTTATTTCCAATTATTTTAATAGCTAAATTAGAACAATTTTACATAGTTGGAAATTGAACAGTTGGAAATTGAGTATGAAAATTGGAAATTGTATTTAAATACTTGGAAAAGACAACTAGAACGCAGTATTTTAAATGGTTTAGCTGCGTTTATTATATAAATCTGAATCTAACACAATATCATTGTGTTAGATTCAGAATAAAAAATTAGAATTTTATAAAATAAAAATTGGAAATTAGAGAGGAATAATTAATGGAAATAAAAAAAATAAATTCAGAATATAATAGTCATCTAAATTTTATTAAAGAAAGGTACTCAGATAAATATTTTCTTGAATTAGGAATAGGTAAACATATAAGAGAATGCAATTTCAAGTTAAATGCTTATAATAACTCTAGCCTTTTTGGCAGAGATAAAAAATATTATAAACATGAATTAATTAAGGAATTAGCAGACTTATTTTTATTGTTGCATATATTTTTTGAAAGTGAAGAAACTAATTGGCTTAGAGTAAGACTTGACAGATTTATAGAAAAAATAGAGGAGGAGAAATAATATGGATAAATATATAGGAACAAAATTAATTGAAGCAAAACAAATGAATTTAGGGGATTATATTAAATACAAAGGTTGGACTATTCATGATAATGAGGACCCTAAGACTGAAGGATATTTAGTAAAATATTCAGATTCTTACGAATCTTGGAGTCCTAGGAATATTTTTGAATATACTTACAAAAAATTAAATATTAATTCTGATATTCCAGAAATATTAGAACATGATTTAATTACAAATGATAATACTTATGTATCACATGATAAAGAATTATTTAATGCTCCAAATAATTATTTAATTCATGAAAAAAACAGTTATGCTATATTAGCAGGAATACATTTCCAAGAAGGACCTGTCGGAGATCGTGGTGTAAATGGTATATTTATGGAAGATTTACTAGCTATTGTTATCGACAGATTATATAAATTTCAGGAAAGTGAATTTAAGTGCCGAGAAAATGCAATAGTTATCACAAAATTAGAAGAATCTTTAATGTGGTTAAGGAAAAGGACTTTAAATAGACAAAAAAGGAATCACAAGGACTTTAAATAGACAAAAAAGGAATCACAATGAATAATGAATTATTTAAAATTTTAGAGTTTGACCCTGATCTTAATAAAAATTGTGTTGGATGTGGGTATTGTTGCATAAGGGCAATGTGTCGCATTGGTTTAGAAAAATATGGGTTACATGACATTTGCCCTGGACTTTTTTGGGATGGTAAAAAATATAGATGTAGGCTAGTAAGGAGCAATTACAAGAACATTATTTTAATACTTGCAATCGGAAAAGGATGTTGTAGCAACCTAAATACCTGGAGGAAAAATGTTAGAGAAAGAGATAATAAAGAAATTGAAAAAATACTTCAAAAAAGTTGGGTTAATATCAAGGATTTAGTATATGATTTTTTTGATCTTGCCTACATAACTAGAGTTGGAATATTGAAAGATTTAGAATTGATAAATGAAGAAGAACTTGACATAGAGCATACAAAAATAATAGAAAAAATAGTAAAGCGAGCTAAAGACAGAGGAAAATTAATTGAATTAAGGGAAAAAATAAAAGAAAATGGATGGAGAAGTAAATAATGGGATGCGATATACATTTATTTGTTGAAAAAAGATTCTGAAAATATTACAACTTTGTCAAATATTGGAGTAGGTTACTATATTGAGAGGTGATAATTATTAATACAAAAGATGTACAAAAAAAAATATATAGTCTAGGGTTAAAGAACATTTTTATTGATGGGTTTAATGGCCCTCAAACAAAAATGTATATAAAGGGAATTCAATATGCAACAGGAATATACGAAGACGGGATAGTAGGGGAGAAAACCATAAAAGCAATGGAAAAGTTGTTGAAAGACAAGAAAGTAAAACATTTCAATGACAAAGAATTTGAGTGTCCTTGCTGCAAAGAAATAAGAGTAGACTTAGGACTGAAACTATATTTAGAAATTATCAGGAGAAGGTTTAAAAATATTGTTGTCATAAATTCTGGCTATAGATGTGATAATCATAACAGAAAAGTTAGAGGGGCTAGGCATAGTCAACATAAAAAAGGAATGGCGGCGGATATAAGAGTGTACAACGTACTTCCTATCAATATTTTTAATTTTTGTAAAACATTAAATAGGAAATTTGGGGGGATAGGACAGTATGACGAGTTTGTACATTTTGATGTGAGGAGCGATGAAATTGCTATTTGGTAATAAATAAAAAAGAATAATTAAGTTAAATAAAAAAGTAACTGGATTGTATCCAGTTACTTTTTTATTTGGGGGCACGGCAAACGCATATGGAAAATCATTTAAATTTAAATGCGCTAAATTAGAAATTACAGTCATATATAACGATGATATTCTTTACAAAACAAAGTGTTTTCGCTAATTTTATGTAATTACAGTTATTTTATTTGAATGAAATTTTCATATGCGTTTGCCGTGTATTTGGGGGTGATTACTATGGGAAAATTTAAATGGGCATACAATACAAGAAATACAGACGGACAACCAAGGATTTATAAAATTGCTGCTACAACAGCAATTGAAAAAGGTGATGTTGTTAGAAAAGCATCTGGACTAATTGTTGGAATTGGTGACACAGATCAAAGTATAGTATACCAGGGTGTTTCAGCAGAAGATCACGACGGAAGCACTACAGGGAGAGACACAGGAAATGAAATTAAAATATATGATAATCCTGATGATGTTTTCGCGTATACTCCAAGAAATACTTGTACTGCAACTGGCGGTTCTACAACAACATTTGTAGACAGTAATTTAAAATTTCTTAATGATGATGATCTAAATGGTGGATTTATAATAATTGTAAGTTGTGCTGCTAGTAGCAGTTTAAACGGTAAAAAAGTAAAAATATCTGATTATACCGCAAGCACAGGGACAATTACCTTAGCTGAAACATTAGCGTATACGCTAGCTGCTGATGACACATGTTACCTTTGTCCTGGACCACAGGTAATAGGAACCCACATTCATAATTTATACTCAAATGGAGAAATCGATTGGGAATCAGCAGGTGGAGAAGCTATAGAAATATTTGATATTGATGTTAATACATTTACTGTATTTGTAAAGATAAGGCAACACTTAAATGCTAACTATGCAACTGCTAGAAGTGCTATATATCTACATGAATTTGGAATAATTGGAGATGGAACAGAAGAAACAACAAATATTCAAAAAGCTATAAATTATTGTTGCTCAAATGAAAAAATTCTAAGGCTAGACAGAAACAAGACTTATAGAATGCAAAAAGTTGATTTAGCTTCAAATTTAAATTTAGATGGGAATCAATCTACATTAAAGCTTATTGATGATATGGAAATAGAGTCGGCTTATGATTATAGGTTTAGTATTTTTAGATGTCTATCAAATAATAATATAAAAATTAAAAATACGATTTTTGATGGAAATGCAGCAAATGTATTTACTGTAAATCCAACTTTTTCGAGTCATAACACTGGGATTATATTACAAGATACATATAACGTAGATATAGAAAATTGCAAATTTAATAATTTTCTAAATACAGGGATACAATCTGCACAAATAACGACTTTTGGAGTAAGAAACTTATATATAAACCGTTGCTCTTTCTACAATGACACAGTTTACACTCCAGGACGAGGTATACAAATCACTCAAGGAGACAACGAGAATATTAGGATTCTAAACTGCAATATTGAGAATATGGGAGAACATGGAATTGTATGTTATCCTGGGACGGTAAAAGTAAAGATAATTGGTAATGTAATTGAAAACACTGGATTACAACTAACGGGAGCTTATTCAAATGGTGCTTCTATCAAGTTGAATGGTGTTGAAGATGGCAATATAAACATGAATAGTTGCTATAACAGCAGGTATGCAATGATACATATTACAGGAACAGGAAGCAAAAATATAAACATTGAAAATAATGTAATCGAAGGTGCTGATGTACAAAGGACAGGGGGAGGAATAACAGTAGAGACACCCTCGGAAAATGTACGAATAACAAACAATACACTGGAATACCACAAAATAAAAACTCTTGGAGACTATGCATATATAGATGGTATAAGTGTAAGTGCTTCAAATGTACAAATTTTTAACAATGTGATTTACAACTGTGAAAATGGGATAAATACAGCAGATTATATACTAATCGATGGAAATTACATAGATACAATTGTAGATAAAGGAATCAAAGTAGATGGTGACTACAATGTAATATCAAAAAACATATGTTCTAATTGCGATTATGGAATTTATAATGCTGCGGATGGAACGCTATTAATTGCAAATCAATATAGCAGTAATACAACAGCAGATTTCCATAAAGCTTCGGGAACAGCTTCAAACGCTGATTTTTCAGCAGTTTAAAGGGGGGAACAATAAATGGGATTAAATCAAAAACCGCGGGGCAAAAAAGTTCTGTTAATGTCTGGAATAACAGCAACAACTACAAGTTCAAATCAAAAGGCTAACGGACACAATGCGATAAGAATAGACTTTAGAATTACAGTAGGTTCAGGGACGTGGACAATTAAAATACAAAACAAGAGTGTTACAGGTGCATATATTGACGCATATGACCATAACGGGAATCAAATGTATATAAATGGAGCAACGGCAGATAAAAGTCAAGTTTTCCTCTATTTAGCAGATGATTTTCGTATTGTAGCTACAGAAGACGGTGACGGTGCTACCGTATCAGTGTCATATCAAGTGTTTAGCGTGTAAGAGGGTGAAAAAATGTTTTCTTGGACAAAAAAAACTAAAAAAGAAATAGAAGCTATAAGAGATGATAGCAGCATAGAAGAAGTACCACAATTTACCGAAGAAGAACAGGAACTAACATCAAGGATAATAGCTGATTATATGGATAGTTCATCTTCAAGAAAATCATCAGACGAGACAGGAAGATCAATTGAGGATAATTGGGAAGACGATTATAAACTATATAAAGGTAAAGGACTGCAATGGTCGACTACTTTTGCGTACAGATCGAAAAAAGCAATGTCAAATAGACCAAATTCAGAAGACAATTTTATTTTCAATACTATAGAAGTACAAAAATCTAACATAACAGCTAATATACCAGAAATTAACATTGGTGGAGTTGAAGATTCTGATAATGAAATTGCTGATAAACTAACTTTTGCTTCTCGATTCAATGATGAAAAAAATAAATTTAGAGAGACTTTTAAAAAATGGGTCCATGATTTTTGTACAAGTGGCCCAACAATTGGTTATGTTGCGTGGGACAATAGCTGGATAGGTGGAAGAGGAGCAAAAAGATGGATAGGTGATGTGAGATTATTAAGAGTAGCAAAGGAAGAGATATATTTTGACCCTGCCATCCTGGATTTAGAAGAAAATTTGCAAGATTGTGGATATATAATCAGAAGAGTAAGAAAGAAACTACAATATATTAGACAAAATTGGGAAAATGGGAAATATGTTGGAAATCAATACAATGAAGATGAGTATGTAGATGAAGGAGCTAACCCAGAGAGCACTTATTTGATTGAATACTGGCATAGAGGATATCCTTATCATATGACTAAGGAAAGAGAAAAAGAACTTAAAGAAACAGCAAAAAGAGTGTCTTTAGAAGATGGTTATAAAGCTAAAGATTATGAAGATGCGGCAAAAGGTGTATTAGAAGGAATACATGTAGCTTATTTTGCAGATGATGTATTACTAGAGTACAGGGCGTATGAGTATGAGGATGGGTTATACCCATTTGTTTTCACTACGAAATATCAAGACGATAAGTGTCAATGGGGATTCGGTGAAATAAGAAATCTTTCAATCCCACAGGTAATGCATAATAAAGCAGACGAAATAGAGTTGGAAGCAATGAGTAAGGAAGGTCTAGGAGGACATTATTATCAAAAAGGTGCTATAAGTAAAGGGCAAAAGAATTTAATACTAGAAAATAGCGCTCTAGGCGGGCAATGGTTTGAAGTAGATAATGTAGCTCAAATAAAACCTAGAGAGGGAGTACGAGTGCCAAACAGCATTCGAGAATACAAGCAAAACAAAGAAAGGATTATAAATGCAATACAACCAGCCACGACGATACAACAAGGTATTTCCCCGGGGTCGAATGTACCTTATAGCACTGTTAAAGAATTAGGTAATCGAACCGATGTAAGAATGAAGCAAGTTTCAGACAAATTAGAAGATTTTTTAATTAAAATAAATCAGCTAAGAATTAACAGATTTGAACAATTTTATACAGAAGAACGATATTACAGAATTCGTGGAGCAGACAATAAAATAACTCAAGGGACTTTAAGAAATGATGAAATGAAAAAAACATGGGTAAGAGACACTGTCCAACAAGAAAATCCAACAACTGGGTTAATGGAGCAAAAAGATTTAATAGAAACATTTGTGCCTGAATTTGACATTAAAGTTACTATAATGAGTGAGAAGCCTACTGATCGAAATTATTATACTCAATTAGCAAATGTTCTCTACGACAAGCAGCTATTGTCCCCAGAGGACTTTTATTTTTGTTTGGAAGAAGGGAAACTTCCACCAATTAAGGATATTCTTAAACATTTATACGCGAGACAACCAATTTTGGCAGTTCTGTCTAAAATACAGGAATTACCTGAAGAAATACAGCAACAAATTCTAGACACTTTGAAACAATCAATACAGCAAGCACAACAGACTCAAATGATGTCTATACAAAATCAAAATATGAATGGAGAAATGTAAATATGAAAAATTGTATAACAGAAGATAGCCTTGAGAAAATAATAAAAAAAGAAGATTATCATTTTGTAGGAAAGAAAACAACTGTATGTTTATTAACTCTTGAAAATGGATTTGAAATTATTGGTTTTTCTGCATGTGTTGATGCTTCTAATTTTGATAAAGAAATAGGAATGAAAGAATCTTATAAAAATGCATTCGACAAACTATGGCAACTAGAAGGATATAAATTGCAATATAACCTTCAAAGAGAAAAGTTTAATATTAAAAATGACGAAATAGGCAAAATAGAAGATTTTATAAATTTAGATGAATAAATTATGAAAGGAATAAATAACATGGATGAAGATAAAAACTATGAAAACGATAGTCAAGAGAATGTCGTGGATTCTCAGAATGAAGAAACTGAGCATATAGGTTCAGATTCACAGGAAAATCTTGATACAGAATCTAATGAACAAGCGGAAAAAAATCAGGAAGTCGCTGAAACTGATACATTAGAACAAGATCAAGAAGAAGGAAAAGAAGAAGAAACTCAGTCTAAAGAAGATAATGCAATATATAAAAAAATGAGACTGAGAGCAGAACAAGAAGCAAAAGAGAAATTTGACAAAGAAAGAGAAAAATTAAGAGCAGAAAAGGAAGAACTTAGCAGATTAAGGCAAGAAAGAGAAAGTTATAACATTGAAAAGAAAATTAAATCTGAGTTACTGACTGAAGATAATATACAGCAAGTAGAATACAATCAAAATGTATCTAGAGAAATAGCCATGAAGTTGCTAGAATCTGAAGCTAATCAATTGATATCTTCTGAAAAACAAAAATTAACTGAGAGATTTAATTCATTACAGCAGCAAAAAAAAGAAATTTCAAAAAGGAAATTTTATAATTTGATAGAGGATGAAGTTGATCGGATAGTACAAACTAATCCAAACCTGGATTATAATACGGCTTATTCTTATGTAGTTGGCTCTAAGTACGAAGAATTGCAAGAAAAGTTAGATAAAGATTCTGAGTCTAGAACAGTAGCAAATATTCAAGACAGAATGAAAAGGCAACCTGTTACATCAAATGCACAAACAAAAAAAGAAGAAGGTTATAAACTGTCAAAAGAAGGACAGGAAATGGCTAATGTTTTTGGGATTGACCCAAAAGCGGTTAGCCAGCGAGTTTACAAAAATAGACGTAAGTAAGGAGTGTGATTTAAAATGTCTAAACATTTCAGATGGGCATACAATACAGCAGGAAGAGCAGGGCAACCAAGGGAGCTTGAAATAGCTAGCGCGACAGCTATTGAAAAAGGAGAAGTTGTAAAAGTAACAAGTGGGTTGATTGTTGCAATCGGAGATACAGACCAAGACGATCCAGTAAAAGGTGTTGCAGCAGAAGATCACGACGGGAGTACATCTGGAAGACAGTCAGGAACAAAAATAAAAGTACACGACGACCCAAACGATGTCTTCGCGTATACTCCAAGAATTGTTTGTACTGCAACTGGCGGTTCTACAACAACATTCGTAGATAGTAATTTACAATTTGCTAATGACGATGATCTAAACGGTGGATTTTTGCATATTGTAAGTTGTGCAGCAGATTCAACATTAAACGGAAAAATAGTGAAAATTTCTGATTATACAGCAAGCACAGGAACGGTAACGCTAGCAGAAACATTATCTGCTACATTAGCAGCTAGCGATACAGCGTACATTTGCCCTGGTCCAATTGCGAGAGGAAGTCATAATTGGAATCTAAACAGCGACGGAACAGATGTAAGCTGGGAGGATAGTTCAGCTGGGGAAGCTTTAGAATTATTTGATGTAGACCCAAACACGTTTACAGTGTTCTTTAAATTCAGATTGCACTTAAACGGTAATTATCCAATTGCTGTTTAATTAAATAACTATTCAAACTTAAATAACCAAAAAAGAAGTTTTATACTTCTATTTTTTATGCAAAAAAGGAGTTGAAAATAATGGCATTAACAGAACAACAGTTTTTAGAATTAGAAGGCAGCATTCAAGAATTATGGGAAACGGCAAACAAATCTAGTAAAGATTACCTGCCATTAATGTTTGCTATGCCTAAGTCGAAAAGAGCGAGAGAACTACATCAATCGATGGGTACAATGGGAAGAATGCAAGCATTCAATGGTTCTGTGTTTTACGATGAAATCGAATTGGGTTATGAAAAAGAATACAGGCATGGTGCATTCACGACAGGGATAGCAATTGATTGGAGGCTTTACGATGATCAAGAATATAACAAAATAAAAACAAAAGTAAATGATATAAATTATTCAGTTTACAAGTCACTGCAATACGACGGTGCTAGCGTATTTAATAATGCTTTTACAGACGCAAGTGATTATCATGGACCAGATGGAGTCCCACTTTGCTCCGCAAGCCATCATCTTGTAAGTGGGGATGATGCTCAAAACAACACTGGAACTGATGATATGACTATTGACGCTATAGATACAATCCAACAAGCAGGCATGGGATTTAAAGATAATCGTGGGGATATAATGCCGGTTGAATTCGACACGATACTATGTGGTACATACTGGATGAAAGAAGCAAAACAAATTTGTGGAAGTGAAAAAGAACCATATACTTCAGATAATCAGAAAAATGTAATGACAGAATTGAGCTATATAATAAATCCGTGGATAACTGGTAGAAAATGGTTTATGTTATCTTCTAGGTTAGCTAAAGATGGAAAAGGATTAAATTTCTACATGAGACAAAATCCTAAAAATATCGAAAGAGACTCAACATTTGACGAATTAGTACTAAAATGGAGAGCAGTTGGCCGTTGGTCTTATGGATGGGATAATTTTTATTGTACATATGGAAACAATGCAGCATAAACACTAAGTTGTGACTAGCTAGCAACTTTATTCTTGTAGCTAAATAAAACAATAAAGAAGGTGTAAAATAATGGCAAATAACGGTAAGTACGGAAGGCAATTTGAGTATAAGTATAGTCATTTTGGACAAGATACTTATGGTCACGATATAAAAGCATTTGGAGACACAACTGGAAAATACTTTTTATGGGATGCAAGTGCCAACACATTCACTATTGTTGGCACTTTAACTTTAGATGGGACATTTAACGCTGATAATATAGCATTAATAGACGCTGAAACGCTTACATTTGGCACTGGTTCTGATGTCACAATACAATGGGACGGAACAAACATGATTATTGCAGCAGCAACAGATGACTCATTGATTGAAATTGGCGACTCAGCAGCAACACAAAAATCATTCGATTTGAAATGGTATGCAAATGAGGCAAATGGAGCTAGTTATCTTTACGCGGATGCAAGTGAAAACTTAATATACACAACTGGAGTAGACTTGCAATTTAAAGATAGTGACTATTTAGTATTTGGTACAGGAGCAGGAGCAACCGGGGATGTAGGTATTACCTGGGACGGTACAAACTTGATTGTAAGTGCCGTAGCAGACGATACACTTATAGAGATAGGTGATAGTGCAGCTACACAGTTAAGTTTTGATCTTAAATGGTATGCAAATGAAAATAATGGAGCTAGTTACTTGTATTGTGATGCAAGCGAAAACTTAATAT